AAGTAGTTGCTCCGTCTACATCTAAAGTACCTACGTTAGTTATATTATTAGTTCCAAATGATTGACTTCCTGTGTATGCAACGCTACCATCTTTTTTAATAAACTCACCATGACTATGAGAATCTACTCCACTTCCTCCACCAGATGGAGTTCTAGTTACATCTCTAGTTTCAGGCATATCACCTTGTGAACCTACTGCTACCCAACTACCATTCTGTTTTACATATTGAACTAAACCAGAATCTTGTATTTGCCTATATGCTATATCACCTTCATTGCCTTCATTAGAATCAGGCTTACCATTTCCAAATGTAGGTTGTTTAGATTTTTGATGTAATAGTTTTCGTTCTTCTCTAGTTAATGACATTACTTTATATTCTTTAATCTATATACAATTGTTATATCATTTATTTCAAATCCAGATGGAACTATGCCATCTGTTGCAAATCTTAATTGAAAAGATTTTATATTATTAGATTCAGTTGCATTGTCTGGTTTTAATTCAGCTACTTGCCAACCACTAGCACTTCCTAATTCATTGCTTGTAAAATTATCACCATTAGCAAAATCATATGGAAATGTAGTTCCTCCATTAACACCATAATCGACTTGCACATTTGTTGTAGCTCCCGATTTATAAGTTACATATACTTTATAAACTTTTTTTCTTACACCCGGTTGACCAAAATCAATGTCTGGAGTTATGTATTCAAACCCAGTTGATGTTTGAACAGATGTTTGCCAAGTCTTTCTAACAGTTGTTGTATTATCTATGTAGAATAAATTCTGGTCTGCATCTAATGCAAAGTTTGTCATTGCTGTTGATTCTGTTATTTTTCCAATTCCAGTTGTCCATGCTTGTAAAACAAAATCATATAAATGTATATCATTGTTTTCATTTTTAATTATTAAATGTTTCTTTTTAGGAACATATCCTATCATTGCACTACTCATATCTGGGTCATCAGCAGAACCATCAACTCCATCAGTAACAAATGCTTCCCAATCTTCTTCATTTATTAATCTAATTCCTTGTCTCTCAAGTAAGTCTAATACAGATTTACCATTATATAAATAACAACCATGGTCATTAAACCAAACAATACCCATATCTGTTCTTGTTACATGATAATCAAATGCACACCCTTTGTTTCTATATGTATCTTCAAGGAAGTCTACACTTTCTGAAACATTAATTATATATAAACTATGTTGTTTAAATTGAAGTATTCTATCTGCATATGCTTCTAACTTAACAATATTTTCTCCATCTCGTATTACTACATCTACTGAACCCATTCCTTCTGGAAATGTATCAAATCTATTTACTTGACTTTTAATAATTCTATCAGGATGTGTTTTACCATCAGGTCTTTTAATATTTCCTATGTATACTCTTCTACCATGTACTACAGCAGTTTTATATTGAGCATCTAATGATTTTACTTCTGTGGAAAAACCATTTATTGTTTTAAATGTATCTATTGTATTTGCAGTCTCTGGAGATATTTCTTTTATTAAAGCAGTTTTACTTAATATTGGAGCAGTAGCATCTGTTGTATTAATCATTGTATATGAAACAGTATCTGCTTCTGGCAAGAATTTAAATCCTTTATCAATAAAGTCTAATTCTCCAATAAGAAAGTAATTATCATTTTCTTCTTTTTTATAATATAATCTAGAACCACTTATTCTTTTATTTAATCCATAACCATTTCCAGCCGCATTATTACTGCATATATATGCATCAAAATTAAATAACACAGACGAACCTACAACATTAATTGAATTAACATTATCTGGCTCACCAACTGGATTACATTCTGGGGATGTATCATTAGCTAAATTACTACCCCAAGCGACTGTAACTGTTGCTGTAGTATCATCTGTAATAGTAGCTATTATTCTTGTTTCTCCACTAACTGTAATTTCATCTCCAACTTTAAGCTCTGTTAAATATGCTGTACCAGAACCCGGTACATTTGTATTAGTCCCTGTTACATCTATTGAACCAGTTAATACGAAACTTGAGGAACGGTCTACATGGTTAAATACAAATGGTAATGATTCTTGTTTATTTTCTACATCATATAAGTATGTATGATAAAATGTATAGGAGCCAGGTGTAAATCCATTAATACTAGAAGCTTCAGCTAAAGCAATTCCACTTACATAATAATCCATTTTATCAGCGGAAGTAGAACCAGGAGAAACATTATCATGCATAAACAAACCTAAAACATCACAATTAGACATAGGAAATTGGTCACTATTAAAAGAAATATTATCACTAGAGCAAACTAAAAAATTCCACATATTTGGTTTAATTTTTTCTGCTCCAAATACCCAACTAATTGTAGAATCTGTTGGGGATGGGTCAGTAGTAGAAGATATTATGCTTGTTTTACCTACCATTATTTCAAACTTGACAAGTTTTGTTATTTCTGAAGAGGTAACAAATACAGGAAATATAAGTGAATTACTTTCTTCTAAAGCAAAACTTAAACTATTTTCTGCTATATATGAATAATCAAAACTAGTAGAACTTCCAGTTACTTTAGTTACTTTAGTGCCTATGCATGGATAAATATCTGAAGAGTCAGAAACTACACATCTCGTATCTTCTACCCACTCACTATGAGTTGAATCAAAAATTATTTCATTTAATTGAATACCAACTCTAAGATTAACAGAACTGTGGTCTACTACTTGGTCTGAACTAGTTCCATCATTTATAACGGTTCCTATGTACTCACTAGCAGATGAAAATATTCCGTTGCTATCACTTCCCACTATTGGAGTTGATATTAAACACTTACCTAATGCTGGAGATGCTAATGATTGATTAACATTGCTCCAAGCTGCAGTAGGGCCTGCCGCATTTAAACTTGCAAATCTTTGGTCTGATATATATCCATACCATCTTGAAACCCTAGTTAATGTTGAATCAGAAACTCTTAATACACCATCAACAGTATAATAAACTGTAGATGCACTACCAGCAAGAGATATTTCTTCTTCATTCCATTCGTCACTATCTTTTATATCTATAGTGTGAGTAGTATTATCATGTAAAAATATTAAAGTTTCATTTGAAAGTGTTCCGTCTATTTTTCTATCACTAGACATAACAAATAAACCTGTATTTTTTAAAATAGAACTTGTGTTAGAATCTCCCCCTCTTATTTCATATGTAGTGCTATTTGTACCAGCTAAATTAAAACCAGTAGATGCCGTAGGCGTCAATACCGCTATTTTTTCACCATTGCCATGACCAGTAGCATCATAATCAGTTAT